TGTTATAGATGTCCGAAAGTTCTGGAGCAGCAAATGCTACTGCGTCTTTTCGAGTTTCCATAACATCAATAGCAGTACCAAGAGCAGAACTTGGAGTTCCAGAAGTGAAGACGCGGATAATGTCGATGGTTTCGGCATTACTGAATAGATTCCAGCCAGTGCTAAAGTCAACAGTACCACTTATGTCATTATCATCTAGACCACCTTGTAGAGATGATTCATAGACACCTAGAGAACTAGAAGCAGTGAAGTCAATAGCATCCAGATCACCAGCAAGAACCCAGTTGGAATGTTCTTCTAGAACTGAAGTGATGTAAGCAGAAGTTCCATCTGGACGCTTATCACCAGGAGTCTTGGTAAGCAGTTCATACCGCTCAAGAATGGTGCCAGCAGTACCGGAAATGAAACCGTCTTCATCAACTACAACTAGATTGAACTCGCCAGCACCTGGTGCAAAGTCAAATTCATCTTCATACTCCCAGCCAGAAAATCCCTGATCATCGGCAGCAGAGACTAGAAGTCCATTGCCCATTTGACCTGGATAACGAGCAGCAAATGCGATGGTATCTAGTACTGCAGTTTCATAATCAGAATCATTCTTAATAGTAAGAGCGGTTCCAGCATCAGAAACGGCATTAACTGCATTATCACCGACTACACGAACAATGTATAGTGGGTTAGTGTAAAGAAGATAGTTTAGAGCAGAATGAAAGTAAGTAGTAGTATCTGCATCGGGTTTACCGAAGCGACGTACTAGCTCACCTTCATTTGTAGTAATTCGAGTTACTTGTTCGACGGGACCCCAACGGAACATTCCAACAAAGCCAGTAGCATTTGAAGTTATATTGTTCACGTTCAAAGTAAGGTCTTTCTCGAACACCTCGACAGAAGCAGAAGCCATATGGTTAACCTCTTATGTGATTAGTGTTCATACTTATAAGTATTTATTTATAGTCTAAAATAAAATGGTTTAGAACATTCCAAATTCATGATGATCTTCCATATTGCCTGTAAACTCACCAAAATCAGAATCCACTAGACCAAATGGTGTAATGCTTTCCATTGCTCGATCTTCTTGTTCTTTTAGCAAATCTCTACGAAAGTCTTTATCAGTAAGCTCAATGAAATATGTTTGTGTTGTAGCCCATGCAAATAAGACTAGTGTCATGACCATATCATCATGCGCACCAGAATCGGCTTCGTATGATTTTCCTTTTGGAACAAACGTTCCAAACTCATTAATAGCATCCATGTCGTTAACAATTAAACGACCTTTCTCAATCATCGTTTTGATGTTAGAACAACCAATGGCTTTTACTGCTTGACTTGTTCTCACACCGGTTTTAGCATTCTGACCAAACCCAATAACTTGTTTGTTCTTTTCTGTTATAGTCATCAAGACATTCTCATACTCAAGATCATAGTAAAGAATATCAGATACTTGTTGACCAATGTCATTGATCTCAACAAGTACATGGGCTTCATTATATTCAGTGGCTATATTGTAGATCAAATTTGGATAGAGAAGAGGTGATAGTTTATTACCCCGATATGTAGCTACGACTTCATATGGTTGAGTCGAAATATCAACTACTGACATTGCATGATAATCACCTCCAACACCACGAGAGACATCACAACACGCAATATAGACATGGTCTTTCTGTGGTTCTTTGTAGACACACACTCCATCATGTTCATCTATAGGTGCTTTCGACACCATTTCTTCGAGAGTCTGACTAGAGAGTAATGAATTCTGACTTCCACGGAAAATACAATTGTGTTCTTGTGCGAACTGCTCAGGTGACGTATTCGCTATGGTTTGTCTTTTCCATTCTTCGTCACGGCCTGGTACCATGTCCCAAGTAACAAACATTCGAACGAAATCATTAAGACCTGCTTCTGACTCCATCCAAAGCTTATAGAATAGACCACGTGTACCATTTGGGGTCGATGTAATAATTACTTTTGATTCTTTACCAGACGCGATTGTTGGGTATGTTGATTCATAGAACTCCATATCATTGGGAATAAATGCGGCCTCATCGATATACAAGAGGCCAATTGATTTCCCGCGAATTGAACTTGAACTAGATGCAGCAGAGAACGCAACAGAATGATGATCCAGTTCCATCTTCCTTTTGTTATATACACGAACACCAGGTTGAAGGAATAATGGAAGTGATTCATAAGACAATTGAATCCTAGAAAGAATCTCTTGTGCTTGGTCCGCTTTGTTGGCTAGAATTGCACTAGTCTTAGCTTCATTATAAATGATATAATGCATGATATAAGTTGCCGTAGTCTGTGTTTTACCAGACTGACGACACTGCATAGAAATAACGAATCTGTTATTCTGATATAGATGAAGAAGATCTTCCTGAAAATCATAAAGTCTAAATGGAATAAGACCATCATCAATAGAAATAATCTTGACGTGCTTGCGCGCTAAATACGCAACATCAATCCCGCACTTGATCCAGTCTAATTGCTGAAGTGTAGTATAAGGACGATCTTTAATGCCATGACGAAGAATACCTTCTTGATTCTTGTAATACCAATCTTCGGGTACGTTTTGAAAGTCTTCAATCTCTAGATCTAATGTGTTCTTACGAAGATACTTCTTTACTAGCCCTTTGTTTTCAGCATAGAACGCTTCTAAGTCAAATGGGCATACACTTTCGAGTGATTTAATTCTAGTGGAGAGAGATTCTAAATCATCTAAAGGGTTAACCGCTTTTTGTTCTTTGATTTTCATGAAGAGTCATCCTTACCCTCATCCTCTGGTAGATCATCTATAATACTTTCAGCTTTCTCTTTATCAGAAATATAGTAATTATTTTGGGTATAGCTACCTTTCGGGGGTTCTTTTTTAGATCCTTGCTTTTCTTCAATGGCTTTATGTAAAGCAATGAGCTCTTTAGAGATATCCGAAGACGTTTTAATTAGATTAGCAGCAACTTCAAGAGCACGAGGATGCTCTGACATCATAGCAATTCTTAAAGTCAACTCGAGAGCAGCATTGGATTTACCCATCAGTCCATAGAGATTAGAACGAGCTGCTACATAATCGTCTTGAAGATCTTTGCTTGGGAGTTGAGTCTCTGTGTCTTTGGCATCATATAGAACAGGTGCCATTTCATCGGGAACTTGTTCTTCCTCGTCTTGCTCACCTTCTGGAAGTCCATCTACCAACTTATCGACATCTCCATTGAGCAATTTCTCTAGTTTCTTGTCAAAAGCACTGCTCATAATGCATCCTCTTCAGTAAAGATCTGTTGGTCAATCATAACATCGGGAGCATCCAAGTCATAATAATTCACATAAACCTTCTTAATAACTGAACTATCACTAGTTGGCATATACAGATAACCATCTAGATTAAAATTGAATGACATTGTGATTTCACGCCCAGTTTCATAGACACCTTCAAATGTATCTTCTGCGGCTGAATCAAGCAGAGTGACAGTCAATGCTGATTCATCACTCAAGTCTGGATTGTCTTTAACAACGACTTGAAGTGCTGGATTGAATGAAACAGCAATCTGTTCAAAGATTTGTAATAGATCGTCCATATACTTTGCTGTTGCATCCAATCTAAAATTGAATGTATACGGAACTCTGTTGTACTGAGCAGAGACACCAGTGTTCTGTGGATCATTCAGATTGACTACATCATGATTAGTCAAATGGTGGAGTTTGTTCTTAACACGACTAATATCTCGTTGCCATCCAGTGAGAACGAATGACATACGAGGAGTACGCTTCATGTACCGAATGAGATCAGGATCTTCATCTTGCTCAAGACGCACATTATATTTCTGTTGTGCGGCATAAGCTAACGGGACTTTAATGACCTTCCCATCATCTCGCACAATCTTGATGTCGTTAAACAGATTGCCAAAAACTGATGTGTAGAGGCGAATAGTCTTGTGATAAAATGGTTGCTCAAGAAGCATATAAATACCTATCTCGTTCCAAATGGGTTCGAAGGATCAAAGTTGATATCATCGCCAGAATCAGTATCAATGTCAGCGTTGTCACCATATTCTTCAGTGATAGTATCTTGATTGGGAATGTCCATCTCATCAAGTATAGAATCAAGTTCAAGATCACCAGTTTCAATCTCTTCGTAACTAAATTCAAACGCTTCTAGTTTTAATTCATACACATATTGTTTACCCTTCTCAAAGAACGGTGACTCGTGCTCAACGAATTTGATTTCAAGAACCGCGTTTGTGATAGGCATAAAGATCAAATCACCTTCACGCGGGCGAAGAAACTCTGGAAAAACTTCTTTAAATCGACTTCTAGATACGATGAATGTAGCACTCTTCTTAAATTCGTCACCAAAGATGGTCATCAACTGTTCACCGTCGAAACCTTCTACAGATGCAGGCCACATTTCAATTGTACCAAATGACGTAAAGACATTAGTCGGATCTTCGTTATACAGATAGTCGATGTTATCTTGAGTACGAGGAATGTACGCGACGTCTAAACCTCTTTGTTGGATTGATTCAACGACAAGATCATTAATGAGATCTTGTTCATTTGTTGCGTTATAATGGTAAAAATACTGGTTAACTGTCATCTGCACGTCCAATTAGAGCGTTGAGCTATTCTAGAAAGCATCAAGATCACTTCTAGCGCCTTTTAGGTATTTATATGATTAACCATACCCACCAGTGGTCATAGAAGTGCTTAGAGAGTGAATCTATCCGAAAATGAATCCGACGGGCTCTTGATACGTCAGTTCTAGAGTCTCTTCCAATTGCTCAATCTCTTGTAGAGCCTCTTGCATGAGTCTTTCACCATTGATAGTGACTCCACCGAGGAGCTGAATGTTCTCAAACTTGGAAACATTTTCTGCCCATTGTCGCTTAATCAATGCTGTTCCATATTCTTTGAGCCACTTATCATTCCAAATATCAGCATCAGGGACAATCTTAAAGATCCTCATAGCGATAGACTGACCAACAAATGTCTCATAGGTATTATAGATCTTAACTTTGCTTTGGTGTCTCACATATCGGAACCTGGGCTCAGCATCGGTCAACATACGAATTTCATCAATGCTAGTCATCTTCATGAAATAATCCAATGAATCGAATGGTTGCCAGGATTGCATTTCGCCAGCCATGATCTGATACTGATAAGAGAACATATCCTTTGAAGCAAACCCGCTGTTACCAAGACCCACAGGAAGAATCTCTATTACAGAAAGAACATCATCTGGAACCGTAATGTATCCATTATCAATATCATCCTGTGTTAGTGAGTAATGAACCCACTGTTCTTCAGTAGCATCATAGTGCTTTTCACGATAAGTCTCAAGAGCTTCATCAATTCGATCTTCGACTTGTTCAGAAGCCACATTGATGTTCAAGACTGGCTTTCCAAGTTTTCTTAAACAATATTCTGAAAACTCTTGTCTGGTTGTAGGTTTAGCCATTGTTCTGTACCTTTGTTAAAAGCTCAAGGATGGTGTCAATCTTGGATTCCAATGTGTCAACCCTTTCTTCCAATTCTTTCTGTCGATTGATTTCATCAAGAATCCGCTTCTTAGCCATCTTTGCCCTTTTTAAGTCACTATAGTTGGTATTTTTAACGACCCCGGTCACGGGGTCTTTAACCAAACCAGGGTAATCTTTGACTTGTCCCATATTAAGTACCTAATGCAATAACACGCAGATTACGACATACTGGAACGCGTGCGGCGTTCTTAGTCTTGATTTGAATCATCAATTGGAAGTATGTATACTCAGGCAATCCATCATCCTGCTCCAAGTAATACTCCAGTTCAACCATTCTATCATTAGTAGTTACTTGCTGTTCAGTTAGAGGTAGTTGTTGCCAGGAAGATTCTTGAACCTCCTCTTCACTATTACCTACACGACAAGACAAAATCATATCTGAATTCTCATCGAATATAGTATCAACAAATGCTCGAATAGAATTGGCTGCAGCTGTAAGTCCTGCAATCTGTGTGCGATACTTAGCATAGCTGTTTGAACCGTCTGGTTGAATTAAGTCAATATCACCATCGACCATATAAAACGGACAAATCAGGTTATATGCATGCATATCAATCATTGGAGATATATTTTCATTATCAGAATTTAGTGTGGCAAGAATCGACATAGAGGGATTACCACTAAAGTTAGCCGCTTCATCATTTTTGTTAGTAATCATCCATGGGTATCGCAGTGAATTCATACCACCTTTTTCTAGAACAACGGGGTCATTGATATTTTGATAAGGTACTTCATCACCATTAATGGATTGACCTGTCATACCTGTAGCTAAGTATTGAATTGATGTATCGCTATACGTTACATCATTACAGTTCAAGTTGAAGAAAGATGCAATGCACTGATCAGAAACCTCAATATTACGCCCACCAAACGCACCCGTAGCAGTAGCGTTTACTCCAGTGATCTCAAATTTAACCTCATCAATACTCACAATCTCAGTTATAGTATGAGATCCATTAATATCATTAGCTGTAAATCCATTTCCTGCCTCTGCTCCTTCAATAGTAACCAGAGAACCCAGAACAAAATTGTGCTTGTCAAGTTTCATGGTTACAATAGACGTTCCTGTCTCAGAGTATAGAATGTTTCTGCTATACTTAATTTTAGGTAGCTCACGATTAACAAGAGTTACACTTCCACCATTAGTGTTGAAGATAGCTCTATGTAATCTAAATTGTAGATCGGCATTTTGATCTTCAGTCCAGGTTGAAGAGTTTTGAGACTTAAACAAAACTCCAAGATATGGCTGCTTAGCAATATACTTACTAGTGCCTAAATCCTTCTCACCCATTCTTGCAACCCAGACATTATAGTTAATACTATTTGCCCAGATCATGACACAATATTCACGACCCTGCTCAAGATAAACCGGATACTTAAACTCAAAAGTGGATGGAGTGGAGCCATCTTCTGTTTCAATCACTTGGCTTGAACGTAGCATGGTTCTAGAACCGGGCACGATTCTCTGTGTAGGTTGTCCATTTTCCATTTCACGAATATCAACATGAACTGGAATACTCTCATCTTTAGACAAGAAATATAAGTCCAATTTTGTAACAAAAATTCCACCCTCTTCTTCAACCAAAAATGACTGTGCTAGTGGGTCCCACCAGGTAGTTGTATTGGAGCTAGTCTGAGTTACAGTAGCTCGCTCAACAGTACGAACACGAGTTCTCACAATCGTGCGCTGTCTTGTCTCTCTGCGTGAAGTGGCTGTATATTCAGTTTCACCCCATGATAGTGCTAATTCTCGTCTAGTTTCATCATAGTCAGTTGCAATGAATAGTTTAGTACCAACTGGAATTTGAAGATCATCATTATTGGGTACATTGAAAATAGCTTCAAAGTTGCCCTCTTCGTCAGTTATGATTGGATCTCCCATACTTCCGTTAATCGGTCGAATATATTGATTAACAGGGTTATCATCAAAGAAGAAGTTTAACTTAGTCTCTGGTTTATGACCTTCACCGTGAACTTCCACATCACGCGATCGCATGAACGGAAGCCATTCATTACTCAGAACCCGTTCACCACCTGATCTAGATGAAGATGAAGATCTTGTGTTTTGTAAGTTTCTGGTGGTAGTGGTAGTGGTTGTTCTAGATGCTGTGGTGGTTGCACCAAAATCAGTAGCTACTGGATTAACAAATCGGGTATGTGGTTCAATTGTTCTAGTGGATGTCGATGTGCGTGAACTAAGCACAGTAGCGTTGTTTTGCCACGACTGCGATGGATTAGTAACCGTTCTAGTTCTGTTAACCGTTCTAGTAACAATTCGTGGTGCTGTGTATACAACATCCACCCAATTATCAACTGAAGGGTCAAGTTCTATTTCACCTTCCCAACGAAACACCGCATAAGGGTTAACGTTCATATATTCAGAACGAAGTTGTTGATCCAAAAACACGCTTTCAGTGTAGTCTAGAGTAAGAATGCCATTTTTCATTCTCACATTAGACATGGTGGTTTCATCTACAGCGAAGTCCACGGCATTAAATCTCATTTCTGGTCTCAGTTCACCGTCACCTATTGAACAGTGATAATCTGACCAGTTAATGTCACCCACTGTGTGATCTTCAAATGGATCTACTAAAAATCCATTTTTAAATCGATTTAAACCAGTAACAGGATCAATAATCTGCATATCAGCAGCATCTTTTTCCAGCAAACTCAATGTCATATAATAATCTAAATCATCCAACCTATCTTCAAGACGGCTGATATCATCCATTGTGTATCTTGGAGTAGATACTTTACTGATAGTAATTTTAGATACATCTAACGTATATGCTGGAACATCTAGCTGATATAGAGCCATTGTGTTCGATGGTGTAGCAGGATATTCTGGATTCAAATCAGAAGATCCTTCAACTACCTTAACGTTTGAGTTTTCTGTGATGACTATCTTATCTTTACGGGGTAGATAGTATTCAATATCCGACCTGATAACTGTATCAGGTGTGGGTGCTATCACTTTACTGGAGCCTGCACTGAGGAAAGATACACCGTCATCGCCAATTCTCGGACGAAAATCCAGTACATCGGACATCCGAACCCCATCCTCTACAGGAATATCAGAGTAATCAATACCATTATAAGAATCAACACAGAAATAATCACCAGCCCCATGAGCAAAATAATCAAACTCAACAGTGATTGGATTAGTAAATGTAGTATCATTAGTTGTAACAAAAGAAATATCATAATATGATTTTCTTTTGTTGTCATGAAGCTCAAAGAGATCGGTAATATCGTTTTGTTGGTCATCCAACACACTAGTAATACGAATAGCGTCAGCTTTTCCTAGACTCAATCTTCCGTCAACCACCGTTCCTGTAGCAGAACTAGATGTTACAGTTTTAGTTTTGGTAGTCGCTTCATCAATAGAAGTAAGAACATTAATCCTTACAGGGCGATTCTCATAACCCGTACCAAAGGAGATACTAATTGTCTTTCCAGTAGGAGTTCCACCTAATGTAGAGAGTGTGCTTATATCAACAATATCATTACTCACATCAGTAAAGGATGCATATGAGTATAGGGTGTTTTGTACTAAGAATGTTCCATTAGTTGGAGCACTTAAAATGACTTCACCGGAGGCATCAGTAGATGTTTCATATTGACGAATTGCAGTAAATGAAGTATCACTCTCTGAAGTTTCTGGATTGATCAAGGATTTTACAAAAGAATAACTCAATCCAAACAAAGAGGATGAATTGTTGGTTCCTTGCAGAACCGCGTCATCTGCTAATATAGTAGCATCAAATGATGTACCTGAAATAGATCTTACATTAGTGATGAATGAAGTAGAGATATTACCGTTTGTATCACGAACGTCAAACAAATATAAGCGATACTTATCATTCAGTACAGAAACACTCTTAATACGACCTGTACCAAGGGTGACGCTTGAACCATCAACAAACTCTACTGATTCATATTCATTTAAGTTAGGTAGAGATGTAATTGAATCAGCTTCAATATAATAGCCTAACTGAACAGACAGACTGTAGTTGTTTTTGACTTCAGATGAGCGCGCTTTGTTGTGAATTACATTCTGTGTAGATAGAATTCTTGATTCATAACCCTTAACATAAGCTAAGCCAGCGCCGACTTGAGAGACAAATTTGGACTCATCACCACCATCTACTGCAGTATAGACACCCTGGTTGTTATCTTGCTTTAGATGCTCACGAACATATACAGGAAACCCTTCCACTTCATAGTTTCCCGATTCGTCATGCGTTCTTCTAGCTAGAGTGTCGCCCAAGATGTTATAAGATGGTCCACGAGCCATCTTCTGTAAACGACCGTCTTTGATTCGGAAGATCTCAACAAAGTCATCAGTACCATCAGCAGCACTATCATATGATGTTAAAACGGCATCTACCTTTAAACGTGATGCGCCTGGAGCGGAGAAATTTGGTGTGCCTTGTGCATTGTCATATAGTGAGTTATCATCCAGAGCAGACACGACAGTTTCAGTATATTCAAAACCAACGGTTTTAGTTGGAGTATTGCTGTATTTGTCTAATGGAATAGTTTGTTCAGGAACAAGAACAAAACGTCCATTTAGATAGTATACACCATTATCCACTGTAATTTTGGAACCAATACCAGTCGTAATAACTGTTGCATTAGAAATATCTGAACTAGTTCCAGAATCAACCAAACGAACTGTTTCACCATCCGTGAATACACGCTCATTATTAGTGTTACCGCCATTTAGATACTGAACGAATAGTGTCTTGGGATCACTTCCAGTTTCACTTTCATATCGAACAATGCGCGCCTCTAGTCC